TATGCCAGAGTGGAGAGCGGAAGAAGAAGAGATTATTAATGAGTACCCTCCAATTCGTGGCTTCATAGACTTAATAATGGAGTATGACGGTGAGACTGTTATTGGAGAAATTAAAACGGCAAAGCAAGAAGTATGGGACACAAGACAGTCAGAGATGAAATCTTCAGCAAATCACATGCTTCAGCTACTTACATACATGAAGTTAAAGAATGCCAAAGAGGGTTTCTTTTTGTATGAAAACAAGAACACGCAAGAGATACTTATTATTCCAATCTCAATGAATGATAAGAATAAGAAAATTATTGAGGATGCATTCCTATGGATGCAAGAAGTATATGATAATTTTAAAAATGGAGATCTTCCAATGCGTCCAGCAGGTGCAACTAAATCAAAGATGCCCTGCACATACTGCCCAGTCAAGAAAGAATGCTATGATAAAACTGGCCCAATTGGAACTGTTCAAATAGAGTTATATGAGGCACCAGTTCTGTGATCTGTTCAAATAAAGAGTGTTTAAAAGAATTTGATGCCAAGACTCATAATCAAAAATACTGTACCGATGAATGTTGCAGAATTGCAACAAACAAAAGAATAATGGAAAAGTACTATGAAAAAAAGGCTATTAAAAATGGTGCTACCAGATTATGTAAATCTTGTAAATCTATGCTAAGTAGATACAATGATTCTAATGTTTGTTCTAAATGTGTCAATGGCAAAAAAGATAAGACAAAAAATAGAATCAAAGAGATAATTGATGAAATTAGCTAGCTTAGTTAAAACTAAAGCATATCGTGTTTTAGGTATCGACGCTTCAACAAATTCAATTGCATTCTGTTTAATGGAAAACAATATACCATTAAAGTGGGGTAAAATTGATCTTGAGGGAATGAATATCTACGAAAAGATATACGATGCTAAGAAGAAGATGTCGACAATGCTTGATGAATTAAAGTCGGACTATATTGTTGTAGAGGGTGCCATACTTGTCAGATCACCCGATGCTGTGATAAAATTATCATATGTCTACGGGGTTGTTATTGCTGAGCTTATGTCTACTGGCGCTTCAGTCATTACTATATCCCCTAGTGCTTGGCAAGCTTATATTGGAAACAAAAATCCTACCAAAGAAGAAAAAGCAGCGATTAGATTTAAAAATCCAGGATACGCAGACTCTTGGTACAAAAACCAATTAAGGAATATGCGTAAACAAAGAACGGTAGACTACTTTAATAAAAAGTATAATCTAAGCATAACAGATTTTGATGTTGCAGATGCATTTGGCATTGCACACTATTCAAACGAGGAGCTAACAAAAAGATGAGCCCAGACTGGAACGAAAAAAGCAATCAAGAAGAATTTGTAATAGATCTTTTAGGTGGCAAAAAAAATGGACATTATGTTGAGCAAGGTGCATTTCATTCTAAGAATGGAAGCAATACGTACAGACTAGAAAATGAATTTGATTGGAAAGGCGTTTCCTTTGAGATTGTACCAGAGTTTCATGAGGAAGTTGTAGCAAATAGAAAAAACCCTTGTGTACTTGGTGATGCAACTAAATTTGATTATATTAAATATTTTGAAGAAAATAATTTTCCAGAGCAAATCGATTACTTGCAGGTAGATATTGATGGAGGATACACGGAAAAAGGATATCCTATTGGAAACCCATACCTTTCATTACATGGTCTAATTGCACTACCATTAAATAAATATAGATTTACTGTTATTACTTTTGAGCATGATGCAAATCTTGTTTTGAATAATGTAGCAATGCGTGATACACAAAGACAAATTTTAGATTCTCTTGGCTACGCCCTAGTTGTAAGAGATTATCATGAAGACTGGTGGGTTGATAGAAATGTAGTTAGCTACACAGACTACAAGCATCATTTTAGTTGGAATGCAATGTGAAGCTATACCAGAGCAGAGATTGGCTACACCGAAGGTATGTAGTACAAAAGAAAACGGTTACAGAAATAGGTAAAGAGTGCGGAGTCTCTGCTATGACTATACAGAGATATTTACAGGTATTTGGATTGTTGAGAAAAAAATGACAGGTTATCCTAATAAAAATGGCGGCTACCAAGCATGGACAGCTGATCTACAGTTAATAGCAACAGATGCTCCATCTGGCAATAGAATCATGAGCGAATGTTTAGAAATTGCAGAGATGCTTATTAAAAAGAATATATCATATGGAGACTCGGCGCTTAGCCCAATGAGGCTATTTGCACAGTCAGACTCAGTTGAGCAGCTAAAGGTTAGAATTGATGATAAGCTAAATAGAATCAAAAATTCTCAGGGGTTTGCTGGAGATAATGATATTGATGACCTTATAGGCTACTTAATCCTATTAAGGATAGCCATGTCTAAGGTTGCAATTTCAGTCAACTAGAAGTATAATAAACTATATGACTAATGAAATAGAACCAGCAGTTCATTTTGACCGCATGAATAAAGTGGTTGAAGAGTTGCTCAAAGGTAATTCCGCCACACAAATAGCAACTATTACGGGGTTTTCACGTAAAGATGTTCTAGAGTTTATTGATGAGTGGAAGGGTGTTGTGCACAATGATAGCAACATCCGTGATCGTGCCAGAGAAGCAATCTCTGGTGCTGATCAACACTACGCAATGCTTATTAAAGAAGCATGGAAGACTGTGGAAGACGCGGATACTCAAGGACAATTAAATGTAAAGGCGGGAGCATTAAAGCTCATAGCAGACATAGAGACCAAAAGAATAGCAATGCTTCAATCTGTTGGTGTTTTAGAAAATACACAGATAGCATCTCAAATTGCAGAGACAGAGCGTAAGCAAGAAGTTTTAGTTGGAATTTTAAAAGAAGTAACAGCAACTTGTCCTAAGTGCAAGATAGAAGTTGCAAAAAGGCTATCTCAAATTACTGGTATAGTCGAGTCAGTAATAATTGAGGAAGCTGATGTCGTTTGATTTCTCAGATTTAATTGACATACTAGATGGCGAAGAGTTTGAAGAAAAGCCAGTAGACCTACGCACATTTGTAAATCATCCAAACTTTTTAGGATTGCCTCCACTTTCTGAATACCAGTATACATTAATTGAAAAAAGCTCACAAATATATAAAGAGTCTACACTTAAAAAATTATTTGGAGATGAAGAAGGATCAATTAGATTTAAGCAAACTGCTAATGAAGTTGTAGCACAATTAGGAAAAGGTTCTGGAAAAGACTACTGCTCTACAATTGCAGTTGCATATATAGTATATTTACTATTATGCCTAAAAGATCCAGCGACTTATTATGGCAAACCTCCTGGAGACTCAATTGATATTATTAATATTGCGATTAACTCACAGCAGGCAAGCAATGTATTTTTTAAAGGCTTTAGAAGCCGCATAGACAAGTCCCCATGGTTTGTTGGAAAGTACTATGCAAAAGCATCTGAAATACAGTTTGACAAGGCAATAACAGTTCACTCTGGCCACTCTGAGAGAGAGGCATGGGAAGGATATAACGTTATTGTTGTAATCCTTGACGAAATCTCTGGCTTTGCAATTGAAAATACAACTGGCCACGACCAAGCAAAAACTGGCAGTGCGGTATATGATATGTACAGGGCATCAGTAGATTCTCGTTTCCCAGACTTTGGCAAAGTAATATTGCTATCCTTTCCTAGATTTAAAAATGATTATATTCAGCAAAGATATGATGCAGTGATAGGTGAAAAAGAAACGGTAATTAGAGAACACAAATTTAAGATGTACGAGGAAATACCAGATGGAACAGAGGGAAATGAATTTGAAATACAATGGGAGGAAGACCATATCATATCTTATAAGATACCTAAAGTATATGCTATTAAACGTCCGACTTGGGAGATCAACCCAGTTAGAAAAATTGACGACTTTAAAACAGCATTCTATACAAACCCCACCGATGCCCTATCCAGATTCGCCTGTATGCCACCTGATGCGGTTGATGCATTTTTCAAATCAAGAGAAAAAGTAGAAAAGGCATTTAATGTAGGCTCAATTGCAGTTGATACTTTTGGTAGACTTGAGGAATGGTTTTTGCCAGACCCAGATAAAAAATATTATATACATGTTGACCTTGCTCAAAAACATGACCATTGCGCTGTTACAATGGCACATGTTAACAAGTGGGTAAATGTAAAGGTCACAGACACCTATTCTCAGCCAGCCCCGATTGTTGAGGTTGATGCAGTTAGATACTGGACCCCTACACCAGATAAGTCGGTTGATTTTACTGAAGTTAAGGACTACATATTGTCTCTAAAAACAAGAGGATTTAACATAGCAATATGTACTTTTGATAGATGGAACTCTCACGACATGATGCAACAGCTAAAGCAGTATGGCATAAACACAGAAATTCTTTCTGTTGCTAAAAAGCATTACGACGACATGGCTATGGTTGTTGCTGAAGAAAGATTAATCGGTCCACACATATCATTGCTTATAGATGAGCTATGCCAGCTTAGAATTATGAGAGATAAAGTTGACCACCCTAGAAAAGGTTCCAAGGATCTCGCAGATGCTACATGCGGTGCCATATTTAATGCTATTAGCCGTACCAGATTTGATAACAATCAAGAAATAAATGTTCATACTTATGAATCAATGAGTTATGATAATGATTTTAAAAGAGATGAAGACGCAGAAACAAACTCATACAATATGATAAGGCCACCAAGAATGCCTGAAAATTTAAGAGACGCTATGGATAGGATGCAAATAATATGAACGAGTACCAAGAGCTCGCAAAGCAGTGTAAATGTTGTACAAAGCATGTGCCAATGCCAACTACAATGAAAATGTATGATGGAATAATTGTATGCCCGACTACATTACAAAATATAATAGAGTATAAAAAGATTTGGGAATCTTATGGACAAAGACCGATGGGTGGAATAAGAAAACATTTTTCTGAGTATGTTCAGCAGATTGTAGAGAATTCTATTGACAAAAATCAAGACGGTAGTATACAATACAACTAGGTGCCAGTAGCTTAGTTGGTTAAAGCCCCGAACTCATAATTCGGTAATCGTAGGTTCAAGTCCTACCTGGCACACACCTTTGTAGCTCAGCGGAAGAGCAACAGACTTCTAATCTGTAGGCCGCTGGTTCGAATCCAGCCAGGGGTACGTTCCTATAGCTCAGTTGGTAGAGCAGCAGACTTTTAATCTGCGGGTCGATGGTTCGAAACCATCTGGGGACACTATAGTTTTAGACAACTAAAATGGTATAATATGTATACCAAGTATTTAAAAATAAATAAAATAGGAGAATAAAATGTCAGCAGCACAAGGATCAGCAGAAAGATTAGTAGAAGTAGCATTAGCAGAAGTTGGAACTATTGAAGGTCCAAAAGACAACGAAACAAAATATGGTAAGTTTACAAAATCAAACTTTCAGCCATGGTGCGGAAGTTTTGTTATGTGGTGTGCAGATCAAGCAGGGGTAAAAGTTCCTAACACGGTATATACACCTGCGGGTGCACAGGCTTTTATTAAAGCAGGAACATGGCAGATGGCAGAAGTAGCAACACCAGAAGTTGGAGATATAGCCTATTTTGATTTCCCATCAGACGGCGTCGATAGAATTTCTCACGTAGGAATTGTTGTTGCAGTTAATACAGACGGCACAGTAGATGTTGTAGAAGGAAACACCTCCTCAGATAAAAAAGGTGATCAAAGAAATGGCGGAGAATGCTGCCTCAAGAATCGTGCTTACAAAAAGAAAAATGGATCAAAGCTTCGCAGAAGCCAAATTGTAGGAATTGTAGGTTTTGGAAGACCATCATTTGGTAAGCCAGTTGCAAAAAAAGTAGCAACACCAGTAAAGAAGTCAGCAGCAAAACCAGCAGCTAAAACTTCTAAGGGTGGCGGAAAACCAGCAGCAGCTAAGTAATAACTTGCAAAAAGAATACGTTATTGTAACTGGCGCAAGCCGTGGATCTGGAGAGGGCATATCAAAAGTCCTTTCCAGGTCTTATAACGTAATAGCAGTATCTAGAGATTTAAAAAGAATGAATGAAGTTTTTGATGAGTATAAAAATATTTTTCCGTATAAGATGGATATCACAGATTCAAAATCAATTGAAGATCTAAGCCTTTTTTTGGCAGACAAAAGTGTTCGTGCACTTGTAAATAATGCTGGCGGTGGGGGAGGCAATACAAATATAGAAAATGACTCCGCAGAAGCATGGCAATATGCATATAATTTAAATGTTATAGCTCCAATGAGTATGTCTAAAGCAATAATCCCTCATATGAAAAAAAATGGTATTGGTGATATCATAGTAATTACATCTATCGCTGGCCTATACCCATATAAAGGAGGCGGGAACTATGTGGTTGCAAAACGTGCTGAAGGAGCATTTGCAGAGACATTAAGAATGGAAGTATCAGGTCAAGGGATAAAGGTCACACAGATCATACCAGGAGCAATTGATACTAAACCAGAGTTTCCACAAGAAATAGCAACAAAGCCAGAAGATATAGGCGAAGCAGTAAGATGGATAATATCATTGCCGAGCCATGTCAATGTAGACCAGATGACAATTATGCATGCAAAAAGTGAAAGATATCAATAGGGGGAATAATGTACGAATATTATGTAAGAAAAGTAGAAAATGTAGTTGATGGTGATACCATAGACGTACTAATTGATTTAGGCTTTGATATACTTTTTGCATCTCGAGTCAGGCTTGCTGGAATAGACACACCAGAATCAAGAACAAAAGACTTAAAAGAAAAAGCACTAGGGCTTGAAGCAAAAGAGTATCTTAAGAAAAATATTAAAGATGCAAAATCTGTAATTATTAAAACAGAAAAAATGGATTCATCTGAGAAATATGGAAGAATTTTAGGATGGGTTTATATTGATGGTAATACTATATCACTAAACGAAATGATGATTAATGATGGATACGCATGGGGTTACCTTGGCGATACAAAGGTAAAAGATTTCAATGCTTTAGCAAAAGCAAGAGAAAAGGCAGGTAAAAAATGATAAACCATGAAGAATTACACGATGGAGTATATTACTACAAAAATGTTATTAAAGATCCATATGCCCTGGTAGCAGCTATTGAAGATACAGAGAATGTAGATTCAATTAAAGATATTATAGACAACTGGATTGATTGGGGTGTCGAAGCAGACAGAGGTACAGTTTATTGGTATGGAAGAAAAAAGCGAGTGCTTTTAAATAGCCTTGAGGACATAGATAAAAAAGATTTGTCCCCAGAAGATCTTGCCAGATGCAAGTATATATTTGATACAGTATTTAATGGTTTCAATGAGGTTGCAAAAGACTACAAGGAAAAAAGAAATATAGAAGATGAAATTGTAATCCTTAGTCAAATGAACGTTCATAAATACAAAGAGAATACATGGATGGGTACACACCACGACGCACAAGAAGGAGACACCAGACTTAAGTACTCTATGATTCTTTATGTAAATGATGATTATGAGGGTGGAGAAATTTCTTTTTGTATTCGTGATGGAGTACTTAGTAATCCCGATAAAGAATTCCCAGAGAACACATGGAATCATATGGTAAAAGAATTTGAAAAACCAAATGAATTTGCAGCCCAAGGCGCACTAGATGATCCCATTAATGATGGAAAAATAACTTTTTCTTTAAAGCCAGAGGCTGGAAGTATTCTTATATTTCCATCACAAGAGCCATATAGCCACACAGCTCATATTGTTAAAAGCGGTTGGAAATATTTAATTCCAGGATTTTGGATTGACCCAAATGGAATAGACGCAGCAGCTGCGCTTGCTATTGCAAAGGGATATAAAAAATAACTTGCAATTCTAGTTATACAAATGCTATAATAAGTTAGTACCTGCCTATAGGGGGTACTAATTTAACTCGCTTAAAAGGAGCACAAAATGGTAACACAATTCGCCATGGATCTTTTCAAGGATCCATTTTTTATTGGTTTCAACAGAGAGTTGGAACGTTTTAATAGTCTAAGTAAGGTAAACAATACAGCATTTCCGCCGTATGATTTACTTAAACTAGATGAAGATAACTATCAGCTAACGCTGGCAGTTGCTGGATTCACAAGAGAAGAT